TATGTTTCCTTCAGTTGCTACTACTTCTGCTACTGAATATATTATTCTTGGTTATAAGGGTGATAATGTTGATGCTGGTTTTTACTATTGTCCATATATTCCTCTTAAAGTAAATAAAGGTTATGGCGAAGAAGATAATATTCCGAGATTGTTTTTCAGCACACGTTATGGGCTGGGAGAAAATCCTTTCGGTGCTAAAAATTACTTTCAGAAAATTATTGTTAATTTGTCCGCTGTATAGACAATAATTTAGTAGATTAAATAAAACGCCATTAATTAATTTTAATGGCGTTTCTTTTTGACCTTTTATTGTCTTTCGTGTGATTTATGTAAACAGATAAATATAATAAAGACTAATGTTTAATTAAATAATTGGAGTTATATATGGCTGGATTGAGATTTCCAAGTGGTTCAAAAAATGGTAAAGGGGATTTATTTCTAATGACACCAATTGAATTTAAGGTTTCAACAGATAAAGTAAAATTAAAACAAACAGCTCAATATAAAGCAAATTCAGGTTCTACTATAATTTTACCAACACCATCAAGTGGTATAACTTTATCTGAAACTGGAAATTGGGAAGAAGCCGCCGGAGTAAATCACGATGCTACATTAAAGAGTGTAGGTCAAGCATTAGGTGGTGCAGCAGTAAAAGGAGTTACTGATAGTATGGGTAAATTTTCTGGAGCAATTACATCTGGTCGATTTATTAATGATTATGCTTCTCTTGCTTACCAAGGATCCGCTTTTAGAGAGTTTTCATATTCATGGATATTAATTCCTTCATCAGCTGATGAAGCAGAAAGTATTCAAAATATCATTAGAACAATAAGATATTATTCATTACCTAATTATTCTACATTTGAAGTGAAATATCCTTATATGTGGACGGTAAACCCAGCTCTTGAAAGTAAAATTGGAATTGTATTAAGAGATTCTGTCATTACTAATTTTACTGTTAATTATTCTCCAGAAGGTGTATTCAAAACATATAATACAGGTCATCCAGTTTCTGTTACAATGGATATTACATTTAAGGAAATTTATAGAGCATCTGATACTGATATAGTTGGATCTGTATTTGGACAAAAAAACTATTCGACATTAACTTCAGGACTCGGAGGTAGATAATGCAGCATTTCACATATATTCCGATTATAACACATCAGCCTACAGATATAACTTTACCTTCAGCAGAAATGAGAAATCTATTCCAGGTATTAGAATTAGTTGTTAATTCTCCAAATGTAATTCAACTATATGTTATTGAAGGTATTAAACGATTAGATAATATATCTTATGAATTATATGGTTCAACAGAACATTGGTGGATTTTAGCTAAACTAAATAATATACATGATATCATTTTTGATCTCCCTATTGATGAGGAAGTTTTACAAAAAGTATCCATGGACAGAACTTTAATACAATATAATGATATTAGTGATTCTGGTGCTATGGATTATTATATAACTCAATTTGAAGATTTAGTTTCAGAGAACGATTCTAAAAGACCTATCAATATAATAAAACCAGAATATCTTGGAACTATATTAACTGAAATAGTGAAGAATTTATAATGACTGAAATAATAACAACTAAAATAAATACAATTAAAATAAAAAGTAATACTAATGAAGAGATTTCACTATTAGATATATTTGTTACATTGAATATTTATGAAAGTATATTTGAAAATTTTAAGTTAGGGAAAATAATAGTTAAAGATACTTTTGATTTATTATCTATTTTCCCATTTGTTGGTGGTGAAGAATTAGAAATATATTTTACATCTGAAAATGATGATGAGGATCAGAAGCCAAAAGTACAAACCTTTATTGTATATAATATAGAAGCAGATGATGGTGTTCATCAATCTGAAAGCAATAAAAAAAACATCACTTTATACTTTTGTTCTCCAGAGAAAATAATAGATAGAAAAACTTCAATAAGTAAGAGATGGAAAGATACTGATCCTAATACTCCATTAAATTATATATTAAAAAATATATTTGAAACTAAAAAGGATTTCTATCAACATAATACAAAAAATAAACTTGATATCATAACTAACTTTTGGAAACCATCTAAATTAATATCATATATTGAAAATAATACAATAGGACAGTTTGATGATTTTATTTTTTATGAGAATAATAAAGGGTTCAATTTTCATTCTATAAGTGAATTGATGAATCAACCTGAATCACATAAATTAACCTTTTCAGATACTCCTGATATGTTATATTCATATTCTAATGTAAAAGGTAAAACTATGAAGAAATATATGAATGATATAGAAGGATTAAACTTTGGAGTATATGGAAATACATATTTCAAATTGAAACCTTATCATTATGGTTTTACAAAACATCAACAAGATTTTGAATCTATCACTGAGTTTTCTACATCATTAGGAAAACATTTACAACATAGAGATGAACTGATAAATAACAATAGTATTAATTTAACATATGAAGATGGAAACCATGTAACTAAGAGAGATATAATTATTAAATCTCTCAGTAAATATCATCAGATAATAAAGTTAAATGGTGATAGCACAAAAACAATTGGACAGATTGTTGAGTTTGAATTAGATTCGAGAGTTAGAGAGAAGATTGGTGATAGAAATGAATTACTTACTGGTAAATGGTTTATAACAAATATAAATCATGAACTTCAAGGTGATGGAACTTATATACAGAAAGTAAAAATCATTAAAAATGCTTTTTTTAATTTCAAAACATTTTCTAAAGCTAAAGGTAGAAAGAATTTATGATATATTCAGGGATATGTGAAGATAATAACGATATAGAATATAAACTCGGTAGAATTAAAGTAAGAATACATGGTAAGCATACTGAAATTAAAGCAGGAGTAAATGATCATAAATTACTTTCTGTAGATGATTTACCATGGGCTCTACCAGCATATCCTATTAATACTCAAAGCATCGATGGTATGTCTGATTTTCAAGTTCCTGCTAATGGTTCAACTGTTCTTGTTATATTTTTAGATCAAGATGAACAAACTCCTATTTACTTTGCTACTTTACCTAAAATAGCAACTACAAGACCTGATTTCTCAACTGGGTTTTCTGATCCAGATAAAGTACATCCTAAAGATAATTATTTGAAAGAGTCTCCAATATCAAGATTAGCGCGTAATGAAAAAATAGATCAAACTATTGTACAAACAAAGAAAGATAATGTTATAACTGGAATAGATTGTAAAACTACTTCATTTGATGAACCAATGACTCCTTATGCAACAGTATATCCTAATAATAGAGTTATTGAAACCAAATCAGGTCATTTTATTGAAATAGATGATACTGATGGTGCAGAAAGAATACATTTATATCATAGAGCTGGAACATTTGAAGAAACATATCCAGATGGTTCTAAAGTCGTTAAAACTAATGGTAAAAGAACGACGCTTATATTAGGTGATGATAATATTAAGATATCAGGAAATAATAATATTCATATCGATGGTAATGATAATGAGCACATTGTTGGTAATAGAAATATTCAAATTGATCAAAATGAAATTACTGATATATCGGGTAGTGAAACACGAAATATAGGTGGAACACAATCTATAACTGCTGGTGGAACAATGACTTATTCTGCTCAAATTATTCATCTAAATTAATATTGAAATATAGAAAGGAAAATTAAATGAGTTTTTACTCTGATATAGATTGGAATTTAGAAAGAGAGACAACGAATGATATTAAGGTTGTAGAAGATGCTACATCTATCAATCAATCTATAAAAAATATATTATTAACAAACAGAGGGGAAGTTTTCTTTGATCCATTATTTGGTTCTGGTATACGACAATTATTATTTGAAAAGATGGATGTTGTAACTGAGTATTTATTAGAGCAAGAAATAAACTATGCTATTGAAAACTATGAACCGAGGATAAAGATAAATAATATAGATATAGAATCGAATTACGATACATTAGTTTATTCAGTATCGATTGAATATATTATAATTAAATTAGATACTCTTGGAACAGCAAATGTATCTTTGAATGTACAGGGGATATAGATAATGGCATATAATTTCACATCACTCGATTTTGAAAGCTTAAAAGCAGATTTAATAGCTTATATAAAAGAGTCTGATACTTTCCAAGATTATGAGTTTGGAGGATCTGCTCTAAATAGTATAGCGGGTTTATTAGCATATACTACACTTCAACAAAATTATTACTTGAATATGACAACTCAAGAATTATATTTAAGTTCAGCTACAATATATAAAAATGTAGTAGCAATTGCTAAATCATTGAATTACATTCCTCATAGAAAACAATCTGCTAAAATAAATACAAGTATTGCATTCGATCAAACAAACCCTTTATTATTAGATGGACCGATTGAAATACCTTCTACTTGTTCATTTCTGGTTAATGGAGTTGAATTCTTAACAAATACTTCTTATAATATATATGACAGTGATCCAATTGATATTTTACTTTATCAACGAAGTATTAATACAGAAACATATTCGTTTACAGGTATAGCAAAAGAATTATTATATGGATTTGAAATTGATGATAGATTTATAAGTATTACAGTTGATGGAGTTATTTGGTCACAATACTTAAATGATATAGACGCTAACTCTACTTCAGATATTTATTTTATAGATAATAACTTAAATAATAAACTTGAAGTTACGTTTGGTGATAATATAATTGGAAAAACTCCTACAATAGGATCTGAAATAGTTGTAACATATGGGGTTACAGCTGGTTCAGCTGGTAATGATTTAAGTTTAATTGTTCTTAATCAAACTGTTTATTCAGGTGTTTATTCATATATTGATTCTGATTGTACAATTGCTAATTCAACATCATCAGCAGGTACAGAAGAAGAAACAATTCAATCAATTAAAGTAAATGCTCCTAAATTTTATGAAGCACAAAATAGAGCAGTTACTAAAGGTGATTATCAAGTTCTTCTGAAAGGATTATCATTTATTGAAACTATTAATATATGGGATGGAGCAGAAGCAAATCCACCTGTATATGGAACTGTATTTGGATCTGTAAAACCAGTATCTGGTGATGATTTATTAACAACTTCTCAAAAGGCTGAAATACAAACTCATATTAAACAATTTATGCCTTTGACATTGAAATTCACTTTAGTAGATCCAATTTATATATACATCACTATCACATCAACAGTTTATTATTATTCTCGATATAGTGTAGATTCAACAGTTATTAGAAGTGAATTAGATTCATTAATAACTGCTTATTTCACTAATGATTTAACAATAGAAGAAACAACTCTAAAATATTCAAGGTTAATTGAAAAAATAGATTCAGTTGATGACGTATCAAACAACTTAACTGATATCACTTGTCATATTAAATTCGATAAAACAGTATCGACAAGTAATAATTATATTTTTGATCTCGGTAATACTATTAAGATAAACTCAATAGATAATGAATATATTAAAGATGATGGTTTAGGGAATATAATTCAGAAATCAACTTCAACAGTAATTGGTGGAATTGATTATACAACTGGTGAACTTAATTTTATATCTCCTGAAATGAATTCAATTGATAATATTGTTAAATTTGAGACAGATGTAAGAGATATTTATTTTCTAAAGAATAGTTTACCTGTATTATATCAAGCATCGTATATTTTTGAGGCAATATAAATGATAGAAAAACCATTAAATTATTTAGTTGATTCTTTATTACCAGAATATATAAAGGAGGAATATCCCAAATATGTCTCCTTTATTACTGCTTATTTACAAATGCAGGAAGAAGAAACCGGACCATTCAAAGTCCTAAATGATATTATTAATTTTATTGATATTAGTAAAACACCTGAAGAAACATTATCTGATTTTGTTTATCAATATTTAAGTTCATTTCCAGTTGAATTTTTAGGTGATGTTAATATTAGAGAGTTTGTCACTAATTCAAAGAACTTTTATTCATATAAAGGTGGAGAATCTTCTGTTAGATTTATTTTTAATTTAACTGGTGGTTCGTTAGATTTCTTTTATCCTTCAGACTATATTTTTGAATTAAATAGTTCTACTCTAAGTGGTTCTCATAAGATACATGATAACTTCTTCTATGCTTATTATGTATATGAAGTAATAACAGATTTGGATGCAAGTGTATATGAAACAATTTTAAGAAGTATGACTCATCCTATTGGTGAGAAATTATTCTTTAAGAAGTTAGTTTATGCTACGGCAGAAGGTGTTATATTTGACGCTCAAGTTACATCTAATACAGTAAGATATATCGAAGAAAGTGTTGTTGGAACTAATAATATTACTGGCGAACAGAATTTAATATATGAAAATATATTGAAAGGATATCCTTCGACTTATTCATCTATCATTGAAGATAATTTTTTTGTAATTACAGCAAAAAATATAGAAGATTATTTTGGACTAACAGTTCAAAAACTAACACAAGATCCAGGAATTCCAGTAGATATTTTTTATACAATTAGTAATACAAATATAAGTTTCGATACAGTTGATGATTCGATAAATACATCTGTAGGAACTGATTTTTCAGTATTTGAAACGGGAACTGAAATAACTATATCTGGTTCACCTGGAAATAGTTCTACTTTTACAATAACAGGAATAGTTTCTCCTACACAAATATTTGTGATTGGAAACTTAGCCACAGAATCAATAGGAGCTTTAATATCATTAACTAATGAATGATAAATAAAGTTAAAAGGGAGAAACATAAATGGCAACATCGATAATGACAAATAATGGTAGAACGCAAAGGACAATTGATTTCTTTGCTAAAACCAATATGTATGTCGGAATAGGGCAGGAAACAGATTGGACTGCTGAACCAACACCAGATATAGCAATTGATACTTTAGAAAAAATAAATGAATTGGTTGCAATTAAGAAAATAGAAACTCCTAAATATGTAAGAATACAAACAGGTGGAGATATTTTATTTAATAATAATACTTGGGTTGAGGTTTCAGCAACTGAACAAACAATAACAGCAAGCACAATTTCTTTTGTATCAGCAACAAATACTATTAATGATACTGGTGCTGGTATGCCGATCTTTGAAGTTGGAACGAGAATAAAAGTAATTGGTTCAACTGGTGATAATTATTTTATAGTTGTTACAAGTAATGCTTCTGATTTAGTTGTATCAGATCTTACATTTGATGAAGCAGTTGGTAATTCAATTACTATTAAATCAAACTTAGAAACTAATGATATCAATAATATTTTTTATGAAGCAGTTTTTGCTTATGATAATGATAGTTTACCAGTTGGTATAGATTATAGACAAATTGGTTTGTTAGAAAAACCAGTTGAATTAACAACTGAATCACTTTGTACAAATAATGTTTATCTTGCTGCTGGTTTATCTGCTGTCGCAGAATATCCACAAGGTGTTTTACATTATATTGATAATAGAGCTCCTATTTATAGAACATCTTCACAAAGAGAAGCCATACAATTTATTGTGGAGTTCTGATAAAAGAAATAATGCTTGTTACTATTAAAGAATCAAAATTAGAAAAGGAAATATATAATGGTAGACATATCTTCTTCACCATGGTATGATGATCATGAATTACAGCATGGTAAAAATTACAAACAATTATTATTCAATCCTGGTAGAGCAGTTCAAGCAAGAGAATTAACTCAAATTCAAAGTTTGATAAATGATCAACTTGACGATGGATTTCGAACAATATACACAAATGGAACAATTGTTGATGGTTGTGAATTATCAGTTTATGTATTAGCGGGAGTTCCAACAGCATCAATTACATCTGGTCGGTTTTATGTTGATGGTAGAATTCATAATGTTGATACACAATCAATAACATTAAAAGGGTCTGGTAAAGAATTTATTGGAATGAAAGTTTCATCAGAAGTTGTTACTTATGAAGATGATTTGGCATTAACAGATCCATCAAGTGGATATGCTAATTATAATTTATCTGGTGCTGATAGATTAAAAGAGACTATTATATTAATTGCCAATGAATCTGGTGTTTTTAAGCTTTGGGAGATTACAGATTTATTGATAACAGGTGACCCATCTAAACCAGATTATTCACTTCTACTTAATACTTTAGCAAAAAGAACATATGATGAATCAGGTAATTATTTAATTAATGGTCTAGAATTAAGTGTTGAAGATGATTTACTTGATAATACTAAGTTAGAGATTATTATAAAACCTGGTACAGCTTATGTAAAAGGTTATGAAGTATATTTTCCTTCTAATAGAAAAATATCAATTTCAAAAGCAATTGAAACAAATTTACGTTCAAATGAACCTAATGTTTTTGTAACAGGAACATATGAATATGAATTTAATGAGAAATATGTTTCAGATATTATAGAAGTAAATTCAGAAGTTGAGACGGTTATATTTGTAACAAGAGGAGTAGCTAATACATCAGATTTATTTTTAGAAAATTCTGAATCTGGAAATAGAAATCCTGGTGATGAATATTCTTCAATTATTTCAATTACAAGTATTACTGGATATACTGAAACAACAGATTATCAATTAACAAATGATACAATTGATTGGAGTCCATTGGGAATTGAACCTTCTGGGTCATATGAAGTTACATTTAAGTATAATAAAACTTATGCTGCTGCTGAGTATACTTTAGCATTAACAGCTGGTTCAACTAATACTTATAATTTAGTGTTTGATTCTGATTTGAATGATGTTTCATATCCTCTTAATAATCATTATCCAGTTAATGGTTCAACAGTTGATGTTGATTATAATTATTACTTAGCAAGAGTTGATTTAATTTCACTTGATGAAACTGGAAATATAATTACTAAATCAGGTAATTCATCTGATTGGGAAAAAACTTTAATTCCTTATGAGAGTAGAGAACTTCTTAAACTTGGATATATTAAACATTTTCCCAATAGTGCAGCGAGTTTCTCATTAATTAAAAACTTTAATTTCAAACGAACAACTATGCTTCAATTGTATTATATGATGCAAAGACTAACTCAAATGGAAGAAAATCAAGCACAACAAGAAATAGAACAAGAAATTATTGCTGGTGAATTACCAACAGAGATTAAAGGTATTTATGTAGATAATTTTAAGAACTTAAATAGAGCTGAAGGTGATTCTGGTTCATTTCATTGTGCATTGAATTATTTCCTCAACACTTTAGAAATGTATATGGATTATACTCATAATACATTTACAAATTCAAATAATGTTACTGATAATATTAAAAAATATGAGATAGATGCTAATTTATATACTATTGCGTTGATAGAAGAGATAACATCTGTATCAAATATTTTTAGAAGTTCAGCTGTAAGTTTGAACCCTCATGGATTCTTGGATATTATTCCAGGGAATATTGTATTAAACCCTAATGTTGATACTTGGATCGATGATATTATTATTGAAAATGAAGTTATAGATAACGTTGTTGTAAACAAAACAGTTTCCACAAGTAATTATTCTTTACGAAATCAAACAGTTACATCAATAAATAATATTACTACTGATACAACGGTTGAATTTCAGAAAGAAATTATTATTGAGAATGCTCGACAAATTCCAATTCAAATATCAGCAGTTGAATGGTTAGAGGATTCAAAGATTATTGCTTATGTTAATGATATGTTAGTTTCATTGACAGGTCCTGATGGGGTTGTTTGGAATGGAACAAATGAAGATTCTCTATGGACTGATGTTACAAATGCTATTTACCCAGTTCACATTCCAAATGATGGAAATTCATATTCAGCGGCAATAGTACAATCTGATAAAACTTTTAATGCAACTTTAACTATGCCAGCAGGTATACCAACTGGTAATATTTCTATTAAATTCTTAAATTTAACTATTGATAGAAAACATTATACTATTAACTCGTTTACATCAACTGGAATGGAAAAATATTATGAAAAAGAAATTAATATTGAGAGAACTAAAACATTAACGAGTTATAATTATTCAGCCCCAGTATATCCTCCTGTTGCAACATATAATCCACCTAAACCAATAATAGTGGTTCCAGTTGATCCAGTTGATCCAGTTGATCCAGTTGATCCAGTTGATCCAGTTGATCCAGTTGATCCAGTTGATCCAGTTGATCCAGTTGATCCAGTTGATCCAGTTGATCCAGTTTCACTTCCTGTAGAGACTTTTATTGTTTATGGGGATGTTACTGAAGTGAAATTTGGAAATAATGCTGGATATAAAATGGCAGAAGGTGGTGATGTAAATGCAGCTCTACAAAATACATTAGCTGAATATGCCGGTCATGCTGGAACAAGTACTGAAGACGTTTCGTTTGTAAATAATCTTTACACTACAATTACTGGTAGAGCTCCTGATATTAGTGGATTAGATTATTGGGTAACATCTCTTGAAACAGGAATGTCTCAAGGCCTCCTTGAGTCATCGTTTAAAGCAGCTTACGCAGGAGGCGAGGGGTTAAATTATACAGTTACAGATGGAGTTTCAAATGTTCCACCTGGAAACATGAACACTTCAACTTTGGTTGATAGCGTGGGAACTCCAACCACGTCATCAGTTACAACAAAATCAAGTGGTGTTGCTGGAGCGACCTTACCTGTAATGAGTTTTCCAGGACAAGGTCCTAACACTTATTGTGTTACAGATCCAGTAGCACAAAGTTTTTATTTTTCAGATGATAAAATCTTAACATCTTTGAATTTTTATATTAAATCAGTTGATGTTGATGTTTCAGCTTTCTTACAAATAGGATATGTGATAAATGGTTATCCAAGTTCAGAATCTATTTTTCATAAACAATATTTCAAAGCGAGTGATATTTTATATGATGTAACTGGTTGGCAACCAACTAACTTAAAATTTGATAAACCAATTTATATTCCAAGAAGAACAAACTTTTTTATATCATTAGGTTCCGAATCAGTAGATTGGAGAGTTTATATTGGTAAAATGGGTGAACGGGATATTGTTACTGATAATTTCATTTCTAAGAATCCTTATTTAGCAGGGGTATTTTTTACTTCTTCAAATAATTCAACTTGGACGGCACATCAAGAAACTGATTTGTCCTTTAATTTATTCGAAGGAAACTATTATGGAACTGGATCTATAATAACAGAAAATATAACCTTTGCAAATGAAATTGTATTTTTTAAGTATTCCCCATCAGCTTTATTCCCTGATGGAACTTCAATAGACTATTTTTATTCAACTGATGATGGTGTTATATTTCACCCTTTTGATCCAGACGAATTTGTTGAATTAGACGATCTATCATCTACTCTTAAATTAAAATTCGTATTACATGGAGCAAGCAAATATACTCCAATAATGAATATGGCTAATAATTTAGTTGTTGGATCTAGATACGATATAACTGAATATAGTGTTTATTTAACAAAAACAATTACTGGCGTTCCTGAATATAATAATGTAAAAGTTATTTTAGACGAAACGATGCCTGGGACTTGTTCTAAAACATTACAAGCATCTATCGATGATACAATGTATTTTGATCTTAATTCCTCTCCTACATCATCAGAAGTTTTGAATAATGGTTTCACAAGAAATATATATGAAACTGATTTAGATCCTTACTTCAAATTAGTTAATGTAACTCCAACTGGTTCTGTTGTCGTTAATGATACTTTTATTGGAGCAACTACTGGAGCTTCAACTGGAACAATTGAATCATATTCAGGTTCAACAGTAATATTAAAAGTAGCAACTGGAACAATAGTTGATGCTCAGATAATTACTACTTCATCTGGTGGAGTTTTTACTGTTGATATAGCTGATGTTTCAAATTTAGATGTTAATACTGTATTCAAAGGTAAAATTGTTTTCGATTCAACTTCCGAAAAGAATTCAGCTGTGTTCCAAAACTTAAAATATATTCTTAAGAAAGTAGTATAAAGTAAGGTAAGGATAAATATAATGAAACAAACTAATAAGAATGGCGCTATTTTTTTCAATACAGAACCTAAAGATAATGAAATTATAAATATAAAAGAAAGAATAAAGAAATTAGAAAATCAAAATAAATATTTCTTGGATAAAATAAAGGAATTGGAAAAGGAAAATAAATAATGGCATTAAAAACAGTTCTTCAAACAGAAGATTTTGAGATATGGTTGGATGCTTATACTTCTATTGTTGATGTATTGAATGAAAATTTCGGTATAACATTGACTGGAAGAGATTACGATCCAACTACATTGACAATCTTGAACACTTTAAGAGATAAAATTGAAGCTTCATTAAATATTAATAAAGCAGGAATATTTGCCGACTCAGCTGATCATGAATATATAGGTCAGTTTTTTGATGAGTTGGCAACATTTGAAGGTACTGTAGCAAATAATGATTTTGTATATAAGAACCTCGCTTCCGGAAACTATCATAAAGCTCAAGCAGATTCACTTGATACATTAAATGTGGTCGGTGTCGCTGATGTTACTAATGGAAAGGTTATTAGTTCTGGTTTTGTTAATATCGGAACAGCAATAGTAGCAAATACTAAGATATTTTTGTCAGAAGATACTGCTGGAGCAGTTACTGCTACTGAAACATCTGTATCGGTTGGATTGGCTTTAGGTGGTGGTGTTATATTACTTGGAACAGTTGGTGGTTCTGGTGGATCTGGTGGAGCTGAGTTTACTTCATTTTTGTATACTGCAACTGCCGCTCAAACATTGTTTACAGGTTTAGATGATAATTCTAATTCATTATTATATTATGTTGATAAGGTTCAAGTATTTGTAAATGGAATTTTATTAAACTCAGCTGATTATACTGCTTCATCTGGAACATCAATAACAATAACTGCTGGTTTAGATGTAGGTGATTTAGTTGATATATTTGGTTATGTTGATGGTCCTTCTCTTGGTGTCGGCGTTACTCAGTTTATATTTACATTATCTGCTTCGCAAGTTTTGGTTGAAAATCCATTATTTGTAGCTGGTAATACTTTATGCTTTTTTAATGGTTTGAAATTAAACCACGGAGTTGATTTTATTGATACTGTTTCTGGTCAAATAACTTTAACTGGTATAACTGTTGAATTAAATGATATTTTAGATGTTCAAGTTTATTCGGAAGAAGTGACTGCTATATCTGGATCAATTACATCTATGGATGATGTTGAATCAGATTATTCAGGCTCAGCAAGTCAACCAGTTTGGATAAATAATACCGGTGATGGAATTGAATTTGGTAACCCTTGGGTGACTTTAATTGATAATCATTCAATGGATGTTACATTGTATTCTAAAGTATTTTTAGACTCAACTACTCAAACTTTTGGGATAACTTTACCTACAACACCTAATGATGGTTTTGAAGTAGAACTGGTTGATGTTGGATCAAATCTAACGACAAATAATGTTTCTATTGCATATAATGGTAATAATATAGAAGGCTTAGCTGAAAATTTGATTTTAGATACAAATGGAATTTCAATTAGAATGGTTTTTGTCAATTCAACAATAGGTTGGAAAATTTTATATCTATAAACCCACTAAGTCATTAGCTTAGTGGTGGTTCACATCTATAAACATAGCAAGAGATAACAAGGAAATATAATGTCAAAATCATTAGATAATATAGAAAAATTAAAAACTCTCGGAGTGGTTGAAACTCCAAATATAACATCTCCTACAAATGGTGATACAGGATCTTCACCCTCATTAACTGTTATTGGATCAACTTATAGATCATTATACGACTATAACCAATCAGATGCACAAATTCAGATATCAGAAGTAGATGACTTCTCAACAACAGTTATTAATACTTTAGAAGGTTCAGCAGTTATATCATTTGATGTTACTGGACTAAACCTTTTGACATTACACTATTGCAGAATTAGATATCAAGATTCAGAACTGAGATGGAGTGACTGGTCCTCAACTATATCATTTACAACTTCTAATACATATATTCAAACACCTACAAATACATTGCCAATAAATTCCGATACCGATATTGGAGAAACACCAACTCTTACAGCAGATGCCTTTGTTTGCGTCAACGGAACAGATACTCACGCTTCATCCAGTTGGCAAGTATCAACTGATTCTGGTTTTGTAACTATTATTTATGAGAGTCTTGCAGATGCAGGTAATTTAGAAACTATCGACATCCCCGCAGGTAACTTGTTAGTTGGTACTGTTTATTACTGGCGAGTTAAGTACACCGGAACAACTTATGGTGATAGTGCTTATTCTACTACATTTAGCTTTACTACATCTGCTGCTTTTGAGATAGGTATCGGAACCGCTGGTGATGTTGATTTTGGTGTTGCGCCATCATACGAGACACTTACTTCACTCGGTCTTGTTGCAATGACGGGAACAGATGTTTCTGAACACGATAACTTCGGAAACTATATCCAGACAGCAACAAGTTCAATCATGTGCCATATTCCAAAGTTCTTCTACCGTGTTGGTAATGTAGCATCACCACAATACTCAGTTTATGGAGCTAACGCATTGGATATTGCGGGAACTGACACTTACGCAGATGAAGCTGCCGCTAATGCCGCTGGCTACTCAATGCATCGTGCATTTATTGATGGTGGTGCTGAGAAAGCTGGCTTCTTCATCGACAAATATATGGCTTCACCAGCCGATAATGATAAAGGTGTATCTGTTAAAAATGGCGTTCCTATTTCATTGACAACTACTGCTGGTTATACTCCATCAAGTGGTATGACTGGATGTACTGGTATTTTAGCAGATGCGGTTGTCCTAAGCCGCGCCAGAGGAACAGGCTATAATAATACTTCGGTATTTATGATGGGAGCCATGGCTATTTTGTCAGTTGCACATGCACAAGCAGCTACCGCGACCACATATTGTGCTTGGTATGATGCAGGTGGAACAACTAACTTCCCTAAAGGATGTAATTCAAGTCTCGCAGATGTTAATGATGGTACAGTTACATATACAACCGCTGGTGATGAAGATGCAGCTAAACCATTAACAGGATCTGCATCTGTGTTTGCAAAGACTACACATAATGGGCAGAATAATGGTGTTTGTGATTTGAATGGTGGAATGTATGAAGTTGCTTTAGGTTTAACTAATTTTGGAACCACATCAACTGCTACAACCGCCATTGCAACTGACTCAATTTATTTGCTGAAACAAACTTCAGCATTGGGTGATTTGACTGGTGGTTGGGATGGTTCAACTGATGCGTGGGGAAATACTACTCATCTTGCGACATTATATGATGTAGTTACGTCACCACATGCATTGGGATCTACAACTGGATCTGTTTATTGGGGAAGTGGTTCAAACGCAGTATTTTCATCGGCAACGACTGGTGTCAGTCGTGACCTATGTGGGTTTGTTCCTAAGGATAACACATCATCTGATGCATCTGGAACAAATCAGTTTGGTAATGATTTTTTATATCGATATAATGTTCAAAATATGTATGTTCTCTGCTGTGGTCACTGGTACCATTCTGCTGATGCGGGTCTGTTCTACCGTTTCTTCCTCACTACCCGGACTGATGCTTATATCACTTATGGTTTCCGGTGTTCCGCCTATGTTTAGTTTTTGTGTAAATGGGAGCGATAGCTCCCATAATAGGTCAATAGGTCAATATGAGTAAAACAAAAAACCCAGAAGTTAATCTTCATGTTAAGCTTTTGAAAATGATAACACAAGCGAGTATATACCTAAATCATTTTCCAAAATATGAGAAATATGGATTAGCTCAACAAATTAGAAACGTGATGTATGATATATACAATTTAGTAACTGAATGTCAGAAGCGATATCATAAGAAAACAACACTTACGACATTAGATGTCAAACATGAGCAACTAAGAATGTTATTTAAGTTAGCACACGAATTAAATTATTTCTATTGCAAAAATGGAAAACATAGTAACACTGAAAATGAGGCAAACAGAAAATATCTATTTATGTCATCGATGGTAAATGAAGTAGGAGCGATGATTGGTGGATGGATTAAATCAGAATTAAAGTAAGAATGAACTAAGAATGAACTAAGAATGAACTAAGAATGAAAGGGAGTGTCCTTATAATGTTCAATGCTGTGGTAACTGGAACAATTCTGCTAATGCGGGTCTGTTCAACCGTAACTTCAACAATAACCGGACTAATGATAATAACAATAATGGTTTCCGGTGTTCCGACTATTTTTCCCCTGATATTATGCAAATAAATACTGGAGACATAGGGATGGCACTTCCTGTCGAATTGACGAAATTTACTGAGGGCAAGACTGAATTATATTCTTGTTCCTTAACTCAAGTAGCTAATATTGATAATTTATACAATGGTTATCTTAATGCCAGAAAAACTAAAAGAACCAAAAAAGCAGTTTATGATTTTGAGAAAGACATAGGACGAAACCTACAAAAACTATCAGAAGAAATATCTAATAAAACTTATACACCATCTGGTTATAGAGAGTTTAAGATATTTGAACCAAAGGAACGACTTATAGTTGCTCCTACATTTAGAGATAGTATAGTGCAACATACCATATATGATCTTGTTTATGATGAATTCGATAAAGGATTCATTTTTGATAGTTATGGTTGTAGAAAAGGTAAGGGAACGCATAAAGCGAGTGCACAAGTACAGAAGTTTATGCGTTCTTCTGATTCAGAATCATATTATTTACAATTAGACATACGCAAGTATTATTATAGTGTGAATCACATAATATTGCGTGATAGACTTTCTCGTAAAATAAAAGATAATAGTCTTCTTGATCTCATGATGTTATTTGTTTCGAAAGATGATGAAGGATTATATGTGGGTAATTTATTATCACAATTATATGGTTTAATATATCTTGATAGAATAGATCATTATATTAAACGAGTTCTCAAAGTAAAGAAATATGTTAGATATGTAGACGATTTTATATTACTTGGGTTGTCTAAGGAACAAGCAACTAATTATCTTCATATGATTGATAAATATATCAAAGAACATCTTGAATTAGAATTATCTAAATTTCGTATATCTAAAATTAAGACTGGAACAAATTTTGTGGGTTATAGAACATATCAACATAAGAAAATGTTACGTAAACGTTCAATATATAGATTTTATATGGCATTGAAACGAGGAGAATTTATTTCATTAAATTCAATACTTGGACATGCTAAACTTACTTGTAATTATACAAACATGAAAAATTTAATCAAAGAAACGAAGGAAGAATATGCATTATAAATATATAGTTTATCAAACAGATGGACCGAATGGAACAACTATTAATCATAGACAAATAGATGAAGTTAATATTCTTAATTTAGGTGAAATAGGAGAATATACATTTATTCATAGTGATACTGAATTAGATCTAACTAATCAACCTAATGAAATACAAATGGAAATTGTTTCATTAACTGAAGACCAAATAGTGAATTTGAAGAAACAGAGATCATTAAGTAATATCAAGAAATTCGTAAGAGAAGATATCAGAAATAAGAAGGGATTAGAGGATGATTTCGTTGATACTAAACAGGTAATTCAATGGTTGGCATATGCAGTTGCTGATATTTATTCAGTATTAACTGCAACACAGAAGTCTAATTTATCTCATGGTAATAATATTGCCGCATGTGCACAGATGTTAATGAATCCAGACGCTAAATTACGAGTTGATGTTGAGCCAAATCAATTAGAAAAAATCAGTAGTGTATTTGCTGATGAAATGGAGTTCGCTGATATTGTTAAAACCAGATATCTCGATAAACTATAGGCTATTCATAGTTACTGATGGTGGTTTTAATTATTAAAAGTGGTTTTCACTAAAATTAGTCTAATGATATCAATTAGTTAAGAAACAGGAAATCACGGAAAGTGACGTTTTCAATGTTTTAATCACAAAGTAATAGTAAAGTACCAGTTTAGTGAAAAATAAAAATAAGTGAGTAAAAAATGAGTTTCAATAAAGCATATAAAATAACAATATCTCATGAAGGAGGATATTCAAATCATCCTTCTGATCGTGGTGGAGAAACATTCAATGGTATTTCAAGAGTATTTCATCCAGAATGGAAAGGTTGGATTAAACTCGACAAAACCGACTTCAAATCTATGGTTGATTTAGACAATGAAGTTAAAGATTTCTATAAAGGAAAGTTCTGGGATATCTTAAAACTCGACGAAATAAGTAAAAAGATTTCTAATTCAGCAATAGAGTTATTTGATATTTCGGTTAATATGGGAGTTAGAACTGCTGGAAAGATTCTTCAACGTTCTATAAATATATTAAACAGAGAAGAACATACTTATGATAATTTAATTGTAGATGGATTAATTGGAAATAAGACGATAAGTATGATTGATAAATATTTAAGTACAGACACAGAAGCATATTTACTAAAATTGATTCTACTCCTCAAAGCTAAACATTATATAGATATTGTTGAAGCAAATGAATCCCAAGAAGTATTTATTAGAGGGTGGTTGAATAGAATAAAGTTTTAACTTTATTTGAGAAAGGATTCTAAAATGACTAAGACAAATACTAAAAGAAATAGGTGGACTCATGGATGATAGAATAACGAGTAGAGTATTTACTGAGTTAGACAATCACTCCAAAAAATTAGAGGATTTAGCTGAGATTGTTCATACTAATGCAGCTACTTTGAGTCTTGTCTCTAAACTCGTGATAGGTATTATAATTGTTCTGTTTGGCTCTGGTGTTTCTTCAATATATTCAAATATTAATAATAACACAGCTAACTCAACATCTGCTTATCATAAAATAGACCGAACTACTGTCGGTATTAAAGGAGAATAATGATGACTAAACTGTCTATAAAACAATCATTAAGAAACTTCTTTCGTCCTGAAATTGCATCAAAAGCATTAACAATTGAAATAAAAGAACAACGAAAGAATATTAGAATATTAAAAGAAGAATATTTGAATCTGACCGAATGGCATCGTAATTATGTTTCAGCACTAAGCACTTTGACCGAATCGATGGGAGCTTTAGTTTGGACGAAGGATGTAGATAATAATTATCTCCTTGCTAATAAACTACACTGTAAGAGTTTCTTTGGATTTGAAGGTACTACGGAATGTCTTGATTATATAGTAGGTAAAACTGATACCGAATTAATAGTAGATCTTTTTCGTGGTTATGATATTCAGAATACGTTTGGTGAAATTTGTAATATGTCAGATGATTATATAAGGGATAAAACTAAACCAATTCACTTTCTTGAAGCAGGAATAGTAGAAGGAACAGAAGTCCTATTGTATGTTATTAAAACTCCACAATTTGATTCATTAGGTAATTTTAATGGTTCAGTCGGTATTGGTTGGGTTATGACATCTCAAGCAGATATTTTAGTTCAACAATTGAATAGATGGATTTATGAGGATAAAGCAGTTAGTTTATATCACGCTCCTTCTGTGTTTTGTTATGCTATTTCACCATCAGTAAAACAATGTAATGTGTTTAAACATATTTGTCCTAATCCTAATCCAGATTGTGGTGATATTTGTTATGTGTGTTCAGATAACAACAAAATACTCGATAATAAATTATAAATAGGAGCAAAATATGTTATATGAACTCCAAATATACGGTATGAAGGACTAAAATAATGGTGACATATAATTTAGTAGCTTCTATTGAACAAAAATTTAAGGTATTTGGTTATAATGATATTGGGTTTTATTATGCTGATTTAATTTCGTCTAAATTAACAACGTCCATTGAAGACTTATTTAATGTTCCTAAATTTAGTGAAGTAACTGTTGACAGAGAGTTAATTTCAAACTTATCTACTTCTGTTATTGTTTCTGAAATTGATGCAATAGAAGTTACAACTCGTGAATTGAATTCAAATGTAATAATAACATTATCAACATCTGTTATTGATGCAATTGAAATTACATCTCACTATCTATTGTCAAATGTTTATGCAACAATTAATACATCTGATATTATGGGGAAATCACAAAGAGATTTCCTTTCCAATCTATCTGTTGCTTTATCACTTTCAGATATAGTAATTGCTATAGATAGAGAATTTATTTCTAATATTTCAATACCAATTATAACCTCACCAATAGATGTTTCTTTTGAAAGACTTCTATATTCAAATACATCTACTATAGTTACAACATCTATTGTTAATGCTATTGAAATATTAACAAGAGAATTAGTATCAACTCTTGTTACATTATGTTATGTTTCGGATATTGAATTAAATAATCAACGTGAATTAGTTTCAAATAATTTATCTACATTAACAACATCTGATATTGAATTACATAATCGACGAGATATTATAAATTCTATAAATAATATTATTGAATTAAATAATATCACGGGAAGGAGAGGATGGGAATTTAATAGTTCTGTAGATTTTTCTTATGAAATCGATA